GCAACTTACAAATGGGACATATATCATTTTCATTATATAATGTCTTGGTTAGCCCCTGGTGAATATAATGAAAATGATATATGTCCCATTTGTAAGTTGCTTTTAGGGACGTCTGCGGCGATTTATGAGACAGAGTGTGGCCATATTTTTCACAATGATTGTTTAGATGCAAAATGTGTAAGCCGAAATGAAGATGAAGATGTTACTTGTCCCATTTGTTCTGATGATTTAGGGAATGTAGGGAATGACTGTATAAGTGTTTGGGGATTTAAAAATAAAGGCCTTGGAAATGATGTGCCATTGTTTAATGGAAATCAACATATTTTAGATATTTATAATAAACAAGGACCTCCTAGTGCTGGTCCTGAAGGAGGCAGAAAACAAAAAAAAACTAAAAAAAATAGAAGAAGTAAAAAAAATAGAAGAAGTAAAAAAAGTAGAAAAAGTAGAAGACATAAAAAATAAGATACTTTGTTTCTCTTGAAAACACGTATAATTATTAATACCCATTATTATTTCTCTCTTTTATAAGAGAGAAATACAAAAACTGCATTTAATCCAAATTGATTCATATTTGTTACAAATTTGTTACTACTTTTAAAAACAACTATATTTCTCTCTTATAAAAGAGAGAAAACAACATAAAGATATTTTAAGTATTATATTAAATGGAAACCAAATATATCAAAACCGACAATAACACAGTCATTAATGAAAAAACAATAAGATGGATTCACAAAATGGGTGACTGTCTAGAAGTGTGTAGTAAACAAACTGGATGTTCACTTGATAAAAGAAGCGGAGATACGCACAGAATTTGTAAATTAAATTCACCAGATAGTTACAATAAACTAAATGTTTTATTTAATTAATCTATTTTTATGTTTTTGTCTCTTGTATAAAGAGAGAAAAACAACAATAAGTTATTTCACAATCACCACCTCCTTCGCGATTTTACTCACAATTTTCTCATAGTTGGTCATTTGTTCTTCCCGAGTGGCACCAGACATTGCATTAGAGACAATTTTGAGATACGTATCATTTTTATTTGAATCCGCTTCTGAACAACCAGGATGCTCTTTTCGCCACTGACCTATTTGCTTGATATTCTCATTAGCGACATCTTTTATTGCCTTTTTTATTTCTATATTATCTTCAGTTTCCTTTTTCCACTCATCGTCATTTTTGATATACAATGTTTCTCTCTTTAAATCACTGCAATGAATTGGTCTTTTACATACTTCCAATTTATTCAGATTTTTGTTAATGATTCTGGAAACACCTTCAACATAACCTAGCCTCCCAGTGGTTTCTAAATCAGATAAATCCATTTTAATTGAACTGACAAAATCAGACAGATTTATTGCATCCTTACATTGTTCATTCAGAAACAACTGCAGGTTAAATGTTTTATTATGTGAATTTGTAACAATACTCTTCTCCTTAGATAACTCAATGAGAGACTTTTGTAGTTCCTGATTCTGTTTAAGTAATTGAATAATCAAATTAGTTTCTTCCATTTCAGGTGGTTTATAGTCACAATTTTTTTTATGTTTGCTTAACCCTTGACGATATTTATATTTACTGCCACAAAGGCAAGAATATTCCGGCAACTTTTTGTCATCCATTTGTAATCCATTTGTCATCCTTTGATGTTTTGCAGTCAAAATATGTTTATCATAGTTACTTTGTTTGCTACACGAATAGTCACATATTTTACAACAAAAAATATCGGCTACTTTTGCTACTTTTTTGTAATCCATATATAATCCACATAAAAAACTCCTAAACATTAAACGTAAAAATATATCGTAACAACTTTTTCACTCAAATATTCATTTTGAGACCATTATGGTCACAAGTGACTTTTTGCAAAACAGTTTTCAAAACTTTTTTTAGGTTTTCAATTTTGGACATTTTAAAAATGTCCAAAATCCATTTCCCTTTTTACTTTTTGGAACAGAAAAGTAGAAGAGTTCAGAATCCTCCTTTTAAAGGGGGAGCCAAACTTTTACAGAAATCATAATTAAAATTCTGAATCTTTTTTGCTGATTATATATTGCTAATTGCTGATTTTGATTGCTAATTGCTGATTTTGATTGCCAATTGCTGATTTTGATTGCTAATTGCTGATTTTGATTGCTAATTGCTGATTTTGATTGCAAAACAACTTAAAGAAACAACACATTATTTCACAATCACAACTTCCTTCGCGATTTTACTCACATATTCTCATTTGCAACATCTTTTATCGCCCGTATAATAACATATTTTAACATATTTTAACATATTTTAACATATTTTTAAATACCTTTTTCAAAATATGTTAAAATTGTCCACCATTTGTCGCATTTTTGTGTTTATCAGTTGCTAAATGTTTTTATAATCATTATTTTTACACGTATTATAGTCATATAATTTACATATATATATATTTTGGCGACTTTTTGCGACAAATCGCTATCCATTACTATCCTTAGTAAAATTTCATTAAGTCTTTTTACGTAAAAAATGTTGTTTTTTTATCGTAACATTTTTTACATATATTTTTTATTTTGAGAGCATTATGGTAACAAGTGACTTTTTGCAAAACAGTTTTTCAAAACTTTTTTTGGGTTTTCATTTTTGGACATTTTTAAAAATGTCCAAATTTCATTTCCCTTTTTACTTTTTGGAAGAGAAAAGTAGAAGAGTTCAGAATTTTCAAGAAACAATAAACTTTTACAGAAAATAATATATATATTGCAAAACAACTTAAAGAATAAAATTATTTCACAATCACCACCTCCTTTGCAATTTTGCTAACAATTTTCTCATAGTTGGTCATTTGTTCCTCCCGAGTGGAACCAGACATTGCATTAGAGACAATCTTTAAATAAAAATCGTTTTTATTTGAATCCGCTTCTGAACAACCTGGATGCGCCTTTCGCCACTCACCTATTTGCTTGATATTCTCATTAGCCACATCTTTTATTGCCTTTATAATAACTGAATTTCCATCCCCTTCCTTTTTCCACTCATCATCATTTTTGATATACAATGTTTCTCTCTTTAAATCACTGCAATGAATAGGTCTTTTGTACACATCCAACTTATTCAGATTTTTGTTAATGATTCTGGAAACACCTTCAACATAACCAAGTCTCCCTGTTTCCTCTAAATCAGATAATTCCATGGTTACGGAACTAACAAAATCAGACAGATTCAAAGCATCCTTGCATTGTTCATTCAAGAAAAACTGCAAATTAAATGTTTTATTTAAAGAATGATTATTATGGCTTTGATTTGTGTTACTGTTTTTGGATAGATCAATGATGGTCTTGTGTTGATCCAAAACGATTTGTTTAAATTCCTTGTTTTCATTAATGAGTAACATAATCAAATCTTTATCGGACAAAGTACACGGATCCGTGCTGTATTCTTCTATAATATTAGTATCATTTTCAACCTTATTAATTATAATACATTTTTTTTTGTGAGCATGTAATGTAGACATATGACTATATGACCTACTGCATTCACAGTTATATATTTTTTTTAAAGGAATATGGGATAATAATATAGGATTTTTTAGGTTTTTATGTTTATCAGTAGTAATATGTTTGTTAAAATCTTTTTTATTTGATGTATTATAGTCACAACTTTCACAACGAAATTTTAAAGGGAGATTTTGGGGATTTATAGTAGGAATCATGGGATATATTATCCTAAAATAAAATATTCCTAAATCATTAACGTAAATAAGTATATATTTTACATTAAAAATGACAATTTTTACGTATAATTATAATATAAAAACTTATAATACTTATGCAGTTATTTAAATACAACTATGCAACCGATATGTTACCTCGCGAGTAGGAATTTGGGGACAAATATAGGAATTTCTTAGGATATTATATTATCGTAACACTACCATAATATGTAATATAATTGGATATACATTTACGGTAACATAATATTATAAGTAATCTATAGGGACAAATTGGGGATAAATAGTAGGATTTTGGGACAAAATAGGATACAATATAGGCTATACAAAATGGACAACTTTTAAAAAATATGCTAACAACTTTTTCACTCAAATTTTCATTTTCAGAGCATTATGGTCACAAGTGACTTTTTGCAAAACTGATTTTCAAAACTTTTTTTGGGTTTTCATTTTTGGACATTTTTAAAAATGTCCAAATTTCATTTCCCTTTTTACTTTTTGGAACAGAAAAGTAGAAGAGTTCAGAATTTAAGAAAATTCATGAATCCAACTTTTCAGAAAATAATATATATTACAAAACAACTTAAAGAATTTATCAGTAGGAAATTGGGGACAAATAATAGGATTTATTAGGATTTGTAATTATGCAGCAAATACAAACATTTATACACATTTGTTTGTTATGTAAATACATAACAATTTAAACACTTATAAATATAAGGGACAAAAATGGGACAATTATAGGATTATGGGACAATAAAGGTAGGCTTGCCGAACACGAATACAAAATATTTATGCTAACACTTTTTTCACTCAAAATTTATTTTTGAAAGCATTATGATCACAAGTCACTTTTTCAAAACTGTTTTTCAAAACTTTTTTTGGGTTTTCATTTTTGGACATTTTTAAAAATGTCCAAATTTCATTTCCCTTTTTACTTTTTGGAACAGAAAAGTAGAAGACTTCAGAATCCACCTTTTTAACAATGGAATCAAACTTTTCAAAATAATATATATTTAAAAACAACTTAAAGAAAAATTCGGCATTTTTATTGTATCCTAAGTGTATCCTTTTGTATCCTTTAAATTTATGATGTGCATAAAACAAACCATATATTTATTTTGTTATGATACATCGTAACAAAATAATTGTTGAATAATATAGGCATTTTTCGGCATTTTTATTGTATCCTAATTGTATCTTTTTTACCAAATTGTAGTCTATCGGAACCAAATTGTAGTCTATCGGAACCAAATTGTAGTCTATCGGAACCAAATTGTAGTCTATTGTAGTCAATTGGAACCAAAATGTAGTCTATCGGAACCAAATTGTAGTCAATTTAGTTCCATATAAAATATATTATATTGCAAAACAACTTAAAGAAATTAAAACTTATTTTAGAGACTTATATTACATGAGATCCTTAAATGATTATACCAATGAAGAACTAATTAATGCATTAATTGCGGCAGGTTACGATGCATCAGAAAATTCAGATGATGACATTGAAACAGCGGTAGAGAATCTAAGTGAAAATCCCAGTGGCTCTGGTCCGGATTCTTATAGAAATACAGTAATTCAATACATACAATCCCACTCAGGTCGCGCCCAAGGTTTAAAAAAGAGAACTAGAAAAACAAAGGGAAGCAAAAGAAGTAAAAGAAGCAGAAAAACAAAGGGAAGCAAAAGAAGTAAAAGAAGTAGAAGAAGTAGAAAAAACAGAAAATAAATATAATATATAGAAAAATTGAATAAATACTACAACATATATTATATAGTAAATTAAATAGTATGGACCTTTTAAAGATGAATAAAACCCAATTATTAGAGAAATGTGCCGAATTTGGCATCATAAAATGCAATTCTAAGAACAAAACGCAACTTATTGAACTGATACAAAGCCATCAAAAACCAAAACCTATAAAAACCATTATACAAGAAACACCAGTAATCCAAACAAAAGAACTCAAATTCATTGACCTCTTTTGCGGCATCGGTGGTTTCCATCAAGCGCTAAAAAAACTAAACGGAGAATGCGTGTTTGCCTGCGACATTGACGCAAATTGTCGCAAAACATATGAAGCCAACTACAATTTAAAACCCGAAAGCGACATCACCAAAGTGGATATCAATGCAATCCCAGACTTTGATGTTTTATGCGGCGGATTTCCCTGTCAGCCATTCAGCAAAGCCGGGTTTCAAATGGGTTTTGACGACCCTTCTGGACGCGGTAACTTGTTCTTCAACATTTGCGCCATTGTGCATCGCAAAAAACCGAAATATATGATCCTAGAAAACGTGCGTAACCTAGCGTCACACGATGACGGCAACACGTGGAAAGTGATCTACAAAAGTCTGGATGATTTAGGATACTACACTTATGAATTGCCAGTCATTTTAAACGTGCTGCATTTCAATGTGCCGCAAAATCGCGAGCGGGTGATCATCATGTGCAAGCGAAAAGATCTTGGACTGTTACCCATGTTGCCAAAGATTCCAAAAAGTTACAAGAAAACCCTTACCACAACCATATCTAATTTCATTTCTCTTGATAACTCCGAAACCGCAAAATACAAAATCACAGGAAAAATGAAAGAAGTAGAAACAGTTTGGAACGAATTTATTGACATTTTATTCAAGAACCAAATTGCGATGCCAAAGTTTCCGATATGGTCTGATTGGTGGGACAATGAATACGAAGCAACCGATCCTTTTTACATAAAATATACATCGTGGATTGACAAGAATAGAGAGTTTTACGCAGTAAACAAAACCATTTTGCAGCCGTGGTTAACAAAAAGTAGAGAAGAAAGAACGGAGTGGAAAGGCGCAGTGCGAAAATTTGAATGGCAGGCTGGCGACCTAAAAGAAAACGATTCATTAAATACGATGTTATGGACGGCACGCGGCTCTGGAATCAGAGTCAAACAATGCGATTACATACCAACCCTAGTGGCAATGGCAATGATCCCCGTTTACGGACCAGAAAGCCGCAAATTGACGCCGCGAGAATTGTTAAGACTGCAGTCATTTCCAGATACATTTAAATATGATGAAAAACACATAGGAAAACAGGTCGGCAATGCAGTGAATGTGAAGATGATTGAGCGAAGCGCCCGATTTCTTATTCTGGGAGAACCGCTGTTTTAAAATAAAAACCAAAAAACCAACTCAAAAAACCAACAACAACAACAACCCAAATAATATATATTAAAAAACCATTTACACCTTTGAATATTTAAAATGGGACAAAACAATTTAAAAATAAATTGAGTTATTATATCATATAATGGATAACAAAAATCCGTTAAATGAAAGTAATAATTTTGATTATGATACACTTAATCAAAGTATATTAGAACAAGCAATATTACTAAAAATGACCAGTGAAATAAGAGCATTAAAATTTGGTATTATCCCTGAAATGGAGATTGTTAAAAAAATTCATTTGATTGAACCAATGATTGAACCAATGATTGAACCAAAATGGAATGAGGTTCGTCAAACTCAAGTCATAAATAGAATATTTAGAAAGTAAAATTGTCCCATTTTAAATCTTCAAGGGTGTAAAGAAACATATTTTCAATAAAATTTTAAGTGAAACTAATTTCACCCAAATTGTATAATTTTTTGCTCTACTTTTCCCAAAAGTAGAAAAATTGAAATACTTATTTGCAATATAGAAATAAGTATTTTCCCCTTAAAACCTACGTTTAAAACCCTTTATACAATTCATAATAAATAATAATAACAATAATAACAACAACAACAAAAATGTCTCAAGTAACCGAACTAGTAGTAAACCAATCAGTTGAAGAAGTCTTGAAAAGTGTAGACTGGCAACGCTTCAACAAACTGTGCACTTCACTAGGAAGCGAACTAAACGACCAACAGTGGCGCTG